GCGATGCTGAAGCTGGGCAAGAAGCATCCTCGGTCGGCGGTCGTGCATCACATCAAGCCGCACAAGGGCAACCTGGATCTGTTCTACGATGTGAACAATCTCCAAGCGGTCTGCTGGACCTGTCACTCGGGCGCGATACAGTCTACCGAGGTCAGGGGCTTTGATGCTACAATCGGCGCGGACGGCTGGCCCGTAGACCCTAAGCATCCGGGAGCGAAGTGATGGATCAGTTTTACAAGAACAGCCTCGACCCGCTCATTCAGGTGTCGCGAGGATCGATCTTCAACGCGACATCGATATACCGCATGGGCACTGGTATCGTCGCCACGGAGTATGTGCCAATCGCTGATGTGCTTGCCTACAGGACGCCACAGGTGGCAGGAGCGACGGCTCTCAGGATCAAGGCGGGCGGCAACGCGGCGGACACCGCTGCTGGCGCTGGTGCGCGCTCTGTGAGGCTCACAGGACTGTCTGCGACTGGTGCTGTCGTGAGCGAGACACTGGCGACGGCGGGCGCGTCTGCCTCGGCTGCGACGACGCAGACGTTCATCCGGCTGTTCGATGCCGAGGTGATCGACAGTGGGACATACGGCACGCAATCGGCTGGCTCGCATGTCGGCGACATCGTGATCGAGAACTCGGCCGGCGGGACCGATTGGGCGAAGATCCCGATCAACGGTTTCCCGACGAGCCGGTCATCGATCGGCAGCTACACGGTGCCAGACCAGCACACCGCATACGTCACCGACATTCAGATCCAAGTCGAAGGGACGAAGACGGCCGATGTGCTCTTGCTATCGCGCGGAGGAGTCCTGCAAGCAACTGCTCCCTATCGGCCGATCTACCGTGAGACTGAGTGGATCGGCGTGACAGAAGAACTGCATGAGCATTTCAACATGCCTCTGCGGTTCGAGGAACTGACCGACATCGGGCTGCTCGGCAAGGTGTCGAACGGCACCGGGACGATCACGACGACCATCGAGATCCTGCTGCTGCGGAACGAATGAGGGAGGGGGGGGGTCTGGCTTTGGGGCAAATGCGCGCGAACCGGCGGGCGAGCTTTTCTTCTAACGCAAACCCGAAAATCATGGTGAAAAATGCCTAAGCAAAAACGTCAGAGAATTGACAGCGCGGCTGCCGCTGTGGTCGTGATGCAGAAATCGCTTGCGAAGATCCAGCCGCCACCGAGTGTGCCGTTGCAAGAATGCGACATGCCGTTCTTCAATAACGTCATCGACGAGTTCGCTCGGTCTGAGTGGACGGCGCACCAGTTGGAACTCGCTGCGATGCTGGCGCGGACGATGGCTGATCTTGAGCGCGAGCAGCGGTTGCTGCGCGAAGAAGGCTCGATGATGTTCACCGACAAGGGCACGCCTGTCGTCAACCCTCGCAAGACCATCGTCCAGATGAACGCCGGCACGATCTTGAGTTATCGCAGATCTTTGTCCCTGCACGCGCGCGCGCAGGGTGGAGACGCGAGAGACATCGGCGCACGGCGGTCTGCGGCCAAGATGATCGAAGCAGACAACCCTCTTGAGGACGATCTACTGGCGAGGCCGAACTGATGACACGCGGCGAAAAGGTCATCGCCTTCATCGAGACTTTCTGCCCTGTGCCGGAGGCGAAGAAGGTCGGCGAGCCGATGCGGCTCATGGACTTTCAGAAGCGGTTCATCCTCGACATCTACGACAACCCCAAGGGCACGAGCCGGGCTTACCTCTCGGTGGCCAGGAAGAACGGCAAGTCGGCCCTGATCGCCGGCATCCTGCTGGCTCACATCGTCGGCCCGGAGGCTCGGCAGAACAGCCAGATCATCAGCGGCGCGCGAAGCCGAGATCAGGCCGCGCTGGTCTACAAGCTGGCCGAGAAGATGGTTCGGATGTCGCCGCGTTTGCAGAAGATGGTCCGCATTGTGCCGTCGTCGAAGATGCTGATCGGCCTGCTGATGAATGTCGAATACAAGGCGATCAGCGCGGAGGCCGGGACGGCGCACGGCCTGTCGCCGGTGCTGGCGATCTTGGACGAGGTGGGCCAGGTTCGCGGCCCGAGGGATGCCTTCATCGAGGCGATCGAGACGGCGCAGGGCGCGCACGACAACCCTCTTCTGATCGCGATCAGCACGCAGGCAGCGACGGACGGCGACCTGTTCTCGATCTGGCTGGACGACGCCAAGACGGCCAAAGACCCGAGGATCGTGTCGCACATCTACACCGCGCCGGAAGGCTGCGAGATCATGGATCGCGAGGCTTGGCGTGCGGCCAACCCTGCGATGGGCGAGTTCCGCAGCTTGAGCGACATCGAGGACTTCGCGCGACAGGCCGAGAGACTGCCGGCGAAGGAGAACAGCTTCCGCTGGCTTTACCTCAACCAGCGGATCGAGGCGGTCTCGCCATTCTTGAGCAGGACCGAATGGGAGGCCAACTCGGGGCGGCCCGAGGTCGAATTCGGCGAGCCGTGCTACGCCGGCCTCGACCTGTCGTCGAGCCGAGACTTGACGGCCTTCGTGATGGCGTTTCCGCGCGACGACGGGTTCGACATCATCGGCCGCTATTTCATGCCTTCGCAGGGGCTGGCTGAGAAGTCGAAGATCGACCGCGTGCCCTACGACATTTGGGCGAAGGACGGCGAGATCATCCTGTGCGACGGGCCGGTCATCAACCCGGCGCTGGTTGCGCGAGAGATCGCCGAGTGTTGCGCGAATTACGATGTGCAGCACATCGCCTATGACCGCTGGCGAATCAATGACTTAAAGCGCGAACTTGATGCAATCGGATGCGGCGTGGCGCTGGTTCCTTTCGGGCAGGGCTTCAAGGACATGGCCCCGGCCGTCGACACGATCGAGCGGCTGGTGGCCGAGCGCAAACTGCGCCACGGCGGCCACCCGATCCTCAACATGGGTGCGGCGGGCGCTGTGATCGAGCGCGATCCGGCGGGAAACAGGAAGCTGACGAAGGACAAATCCATCAGCCGGATTGACGGCCTGGTGGCCCTGACGATGGCGGTCGGATCGGTTGCCAAGGTCGAGACCGTTGCAGCGACTTCGCCGTGGGATGACCCGTCGTTCCGCCTTTCGGCTTAGGGCTTTCAAATGTGGCCCATGTCGCCTATAATCCGCCCAGCATCTCGCGAGGGACAACATGGGGCTTCTTGATCGCTTTCGGAAAACCGAAACGCGGGGATCGATTGAAGACCCTCGCGTGCCGATTTCGACGACAGATTTCTTTCGCGTGATGGGTTGGGGTGAACTGGTCTCGGCATCAGGCGTCACCGTCAACATCGACAATGCACTCGGCGTGCCGGCCCTGTGGGCGGCGGTCAACTTTCTGTCTGGCACGCTGGCCGGTCTGCCGCTCAAGGTCTACCGAACGACGCGCGGCGGCTATCAGGAGGTTCGCCCGACGGCGGGCAACCAGTTGCCGGTGATCCTCGGCGAAGCGATCAACCCCGCCATGTCGTCTTTCGAGTGGCGCAAATATATGTTCGATCAGGTGTTCACTGGCGGGCGTGGGATCACTTACATCGAGCGCGATGGTGCTGGCAGGGTCGTGAACCTCTACGCGATTGATCCATCGCTGATTATGGTCAGGTTGCTGAACGGCCAGAAGATCTACGATGTCCGAGTTGGCACGAACACAACGCGCAGTTACCCTGCTGAAGACATCATCGACATCCCGTTCATGCTTGAGCACGACTTCGTGACTCATCGCGGCCCGATCATGACGAACCGGGACGCGATCGGCATGGCTATCGCGGCCAGCCGTTACGGCTCAAAGGCGTTCCAGTCGGGCGGCGTGCCACCTGCGGTGCTGCAAGGTCCGTTCACAAGCGGAGCGGCGGCCACGCGGGCCTCTGACGACGTGGCGCAGACGATGGCAAAACTCGCCCGCGACGGTCGGCCTGTGATGGCCCTGCCGCTCGGGCATGAACTCAAGTCGATCGGCTTCAACCCGGAGCAGATGCAACTGATCGAGTTGCAGCGGTTCTCGATCGAGCAGATCGCGCGGATCTACAGCTTGCCGCCGATTTTCCTTCAGGATCTGACGCGCGGCACCTACTCGAACACCGAGCAGCAGGATCTCCATTTCGTCAAGCACACCGTCAAGCGGTGGGTCGAGCAGATGGAAGCCGAATTGAACCTCAAGCTGTTCGGGCGCGGTTCGCCTTACTTCGTCGAGTTCGACCTTGATGGCCTGATGCGCGGCGACCTGAAGACCCGGATGGAGGCGCACGCGACATCAATCCAGAACGGCATCAAGACGCCGAACGAGGTTCGCAAGATCGAGAACCTGGCCCCGCTCGACGGCGGCGACCAGCTATTCATCCAAGGCGCGACCGTGCCGCTGGCCGGGCAGGCGGCGGTTCAAGCAGCGGGGCAGGCTGATGCCGGTTCCGAATGAGGCGATGAAGGAAGAAGCCCAGCGCGGGCTTGATTGGCGACGGGAGTTCGGTCGCGGCGGCACCGAGATCGGGATCGCTCGGGCGCGCGACATCGTCAACGGGCGAGATCTTTCGCAAGAAACCGTGCGCCGGATGAAGGCTTACTTCGATCGGCACGAGATTGACAAAGAGGCCGAGGGCTTTCGGCCTGGCGAAGACGGCTACCCGAGCAATGGGCGGATCGCTTGGGCCTTGTGGGGCGGTGATGCAGGAAGATCGTGGGCGAACGCGAACATCGAAAACGACCAAGATGAGCGTTTTGGCCGCGAGACACGGCCTTATCCTGGCGAACACGCGGCGCGTTTGCGAGACCCTGATCTCTTTGATCGCTTCGTCCGAGAGAACGATCAAGGTGGCGAAGGGATCGATTTTATCCTTGGAATCAACGAAGAAGGCTCTGAAATCCAGTCAATTAGGTTTGATTCTGGCCTATTTACTGTCGAAGAAGCCAAAAAATGGCTTGATGAGCATGACTTCGTGCCGATCTTGTTCGAACCTGCGCTGCCTGTGGACGATAGAGCGCGCGATGTGATACACTCTCCTTCGGAGGTCGACATGAGCGACAAGGAAATCCGCAGTGGCGTTCCAGTTGAGGTTCGCGCCAATGAGGCCGGTGACATCATGGTCGCCGGCTACGCGGCTGTGTTCGGTCAAGAGACCAACATAGGTGGAATGTTCATGGAAAGCATCGAACGCGGCGCGTTCAAGGATGCCATCGGTCGAGACGACGTTGTGTTCCTCATCAACCACGAGGGCCTGCCGCTTGCTCGGACGCGATCTGGCACCATGACGTTGAGCGAGGATGACCACGGACTCTACATGGAGGCGAGGCTTGACCCGCGCGATCCAGATGTGCGCTCGATCGTGCCGAAGATGAAGCGCGGCGACTTGGACAAGATGTCGTTCGCCTTCATCCCGGAGACGCAGGAGTGGGATGAGAGCGGCGACATGCCGCGACGGACGATCAAGCGCGTGTCGCTTTACGATGTCTCGATCGTCACCACGCCGGCCTATGACGGAACAGAGATCGGCCTTCGGTCGCTTGAGGCGCACCGCAAGGCCAAGAGGGCTGCCAACTTCTCTGCGGCGCGCAAGCGCATGGAGATGAAGGCGAGATACCACGGTCTGACCCGTGAGAACGGCTAAGGCGCGCGCCTTTGCCTATTTGGTGAAATGGCTCAACGAAAGGAACCAGCCATGAACGTCAAAGACCTGCGGGAGCAGATGGCGCGCATCGCGACCGAAGCCCGCTCCAAACTGAACGAAGTGAATGCGAATACCGACGAGAGCCGTGCGGCCGAGATCGAGCGCGAGTTCGATGCGATGATGGCCGAGCACGATCGGATCGGCAAACTGGTCGAGCGTCACGCGAAACTTGACGACATTGAGTCGCGCGCTCGTGATGTCGATGTCTCGAAGCGTCCTGTGCCGCAGAACGCGGAAGGTCGCGGCGTCGATGCTGGCAAGCAAATTGCCTATCGCGAAGCATTCTACGAGATGGTTCGCAATGGTGGCATTGAGGGCCTTGATCCCGAAGTGCGTCATGTCCTTCGCGGCGGCGCGCAGAAGATCGAGTCGCGCATTCAGACTGCCGGCACTACCACCGCTGGTGGTTTCACTGTGCCGACAGAACTCGCGAACTTCATCGACCTCGCCATGAAGGCGTTTGGCCCGATGTACAACGAGGACATCTGCACCACGCTCAACACCACCTCTGGCGCCTCCTTCAAGATCCCGACCGTCGATGATACCAGTGTCACGGCCGTCGCTCACACCGAAGGCACTGCTCTGACCGATACCGGCGCGAAGGACGTGACCTTCGGGCAAGCCTCTCTCGATGCCTATGCTTTCGACACTCAGTGGGTGAAGTGGTCCTATGAACTTGCTCAGGACAGCATCTTCAACATGGAGCCGATCCTCGGCAACCTGCTTGGAGAGCGTCTTGGCCGGATTGCGAACTCGAAACTGACTACCGGCTCGGGATCGTCTGACGTTCAGGGTATCGTAACCGGATCTTCGCTCGGCAAGACCGCGTCCGCGACGGCTGCGATCACCGCCGACGAGATCATCGACCTTCTGCACTCGGTTGACCCGGCCTATCGCTCAAGCCCGAAGGCCGCGTTCATGTTCAACGACAGCACGCTGTCGGCGATCCGCAAGCTGAAGGATGGCGACAACAACTATCTCTGGCAGATGGGCAACTATCAGGTCGGCGTGCCGGGAACCATTCTTGGATACCGTTACCACGTCAACCAGGCGATGGACTCTCTTGCCGCTGCCAAGAAGGTCATGATCTTCGGCGACCTGTCGAAGTTCTACGTCCGCAAGGTTGGTGCCCCGGTCATCACGGTGGTTCGCGAGCGTTTCTGGCCGGATCTCGGCATCGCCGGCCTCATCCGCTTCGACGGCGTCCTGGCCGACACGACAGCGGTCAAGCACCTGATTACCGCTGCTACCTAATAACAATCGGGCGGGGGCTCCGGCTCCCGCCCATCTCCACAGGAGAGAACGATGAAGATCAGAATGTTGACTTCGATGGCCGGCACGAACTTTTCGCACAATCGCGGCGATGAGGTCGAGTACCCGGATGCGATCGCGCAACGTTATGTAGACGCTGGTATCGCCGAACTTGTCCGCGAGGAAATGGTCGAGCGCGCTGTATCTAAGCCCAAGGTCGAAAAGGCGGTCAAGTAAATGGCTCGTGCCCTGCAATCGTTTGAGGCTCTTGAAATAGTGACGGCTCCGGCCGCGCTGCCGATCAGCGTTGCAGAGGTCAAGGCGCAGATGCGCGTCGAGCATTCGGACGACGACGATCTCATCTACCGGCTCATCACGGCGGCCGTCGCCTTCACCGATGTGCAAGGTGCGCTGGGCAAGGCGATCATCACGCAGACATGGCGGCAATGGACGGCGGCAAATCCGGGCGAGGTTTACCTGCTCGTGAAGCCCGTCCAGTCGCTGACGGCGGTCAAGTATTACGACACCAGCGGCGTGTTGCAGACGGCCACGCTGGCCGACTTCGACCTGCTGGGGACGGCGAACAGCAAGTATGTGAAGCCTGCGACCGGGAAGGCATGGCCGTCGACGCAGGCTCGCCCTGACGCGATCGCGCTGGAATACTCCTCCGGCTACGGGGCAACGGCCGCGAGCATCCCGGAGACGATCCGCCACGGGCTGATGATGCTGGTCGCTCACTGGTATGAGAACCGCGAGAGCAGCACGACCGACAATCTGCAAAGCGTGCCTTTCGGCTTCGCCGAGATGATCGGCTCGGAAAGGGCGACATGGTATGGCTAACGCTGGCAGGCTGCGTGAGCGGGCGACCGTCCAGCGTCTGACATCCGGCGCGGTCGACGACTACGGGAACATCTACACCGGCTGGAAGTCGCTGCTGTCGCGCAGCGTCGATGTCCGCGAGCGCCTTGGCAAAGAGGCGATCGAGGGCGGCGCGCTGGCCGACGTTGTGACGGCGACTGTTCGGCTGCGGAAAGACAGCGAGACGGCTGCGATCACGCACGCGGACCGCGTGTCGCTTCGGGGCTACACCTGGGCGATCAAGTCTATCGTGCAGGTCGACGCGAAGGGCACGCTGCTCGAAATGCTTTTGGAGCGCGGGGTCGCGACATGAAGCTGCTTGGCGCGAAGAAGCTGGCGAGACAGTTGGCTGACCTGCCCGATACGGTTCGGGACAACATCGGCAACACGATCAACAAGCAGGTCAAGCGGGGCGTTCGGGTCGCTCGCACGCTTGTACCTGTCGATACGGGGCAATTGAAGGGCTGGATCACCGGGCGTGTCGAAAAAACTGACAACGGCGTCTACGGCATCATCGATGCCGCTCCCGATACGAAAAAGGCGCAACAGAAGGCGCGAGCCGTCGAGTTCGGCAGAACCAAGGGCAACCGAGGCACAACCG